ACGTATCGACGCCGAAAGGCTGAAAATCGTGTTTTCCTTTCTTTTCGGAAATCCTCTATCTCGTCTTGAATCCTTAGTCTATGCTGGGCTCTTAATTCCCAAACATGGACCAGGAGCTGTAGCAGAGCGATTATCTCTATTCGAGAAATCGCGTATGCCATGGTTTTCAAGATTAGACCCATCGTTCCCTCCCGAGTTGTATCTGTCTCCGAATCTCGGAGCAGACAATACCCTGGAGGAAACGGAGTTTGTGGGCATCGGCCATGAGTCACCTGCGAGGGTGATCCATGTCCCTAAGACGCTAAAAACGCCTCGTATAATTGCTATTGAACCTGCGTGTATTCAATACACACAACAGGCGATCATGCAATCGTTGGTTCCCTTTTTGATGGCTTCTGCCGTTGGAAAGAGTCTCAACTTTTACGATCAAACGATAAACGGTATGGATGCTCTCAAGTCATCTGGAGATCGCCGTAAGGCTACTCTGGATTTATCTGAAGCGTCTGACCGCGTATCGGCTGGATTGGTTTCTTACTTGCTTCGTGACTTCCCTCATTCGAGGAGAGCCATTTTTGCTTGTAGGTCCAATCGCGTCTCTCTTGGTGCATTGGATTCTGTCCACCGTATCAAGAAGTTTGCTTCGATGGGATCCGCGTTGTGTTTTCCTGTTGAGGCTATGGTGTTTTTAAGCATCATAGTCCTTGGGATTATTACAGCGCGGCGTGTAGGTCTCAACAAAAGCCGTGTTATGGGCGTTTGTCGAGGAATCCGTGTCTTTGGAGACGATTTAATTGTCCCCAGAGAGCATGCCCCTAGCGTGATTATGGCACTCGAACACTTTGGACTTCGGGTGAATCGGGAAAAATCCTTCTTTCGAGGATCATTCCGTGAAAGTTGTGGTGTTGATGCATTCAGGGGTGATGTTATTACCCCCGTCTATATCACACAACCTCTTCCAGACTCACGCCGTGAGGCGAGCGAAGTAATCGCAAGCGTTTCCCTATGCAATCGGCTTTTTGCCAACGGCTTGTGGAAGACTAGCGATTATATACGTCGACATTTGGAAAACCGTGTTTTTAAACGCGAAATGCCAAATGTATTGTCAACGTCGCCCGCTTTGGGCCTCGTAACTTTGTGGAGAAAAGACTATGACGTTACAAAACAATGCAACGTCCTCCACCGTCCCGTCATCCGTGCTTGGACGACTTCTGTCGTTCACAAGCCTGGTGGCGTGGATGGATACGAGGGCCTACTCTGGTCTTTCCTCGGAAATGAAAGAGTATCTGGAAGAGATTCCAGAGATCCTTATCACCTCCTTGGTAGATCTGAGACGCCAATCACTCCGATTCCTAAAAGAGGAAGTGGAGCCGTTTGGGATGCAGTGCGAGATTCCCCTTTCGGGGTGGTTTCTCATCACGGCAGACAACGGAGAGAAGCTATACTACGCTTGTTTCCGAAATCCTCAGATGACCTGAG